ATTCCGCTGGATTCGCACTTCATCTTTGGGACGTTCGGATAACACCAACGTCTCTCGTCAGTTCCGTGAAGGCTGGGAACCTGTCAAGGCAGAAGATCATCCTGAGTTGAAGATCATGTCTGACATCAATTCCCAGTTTAAAGGCAACGTCGAAGTCGGTGGCTTGCTGCTTTGCAAGGCCCCTGAAGAGAAGATGAAGGCCAGACAGAAGTACTACCAAGAAGTTTCGGACAGACAGATCGAAGGCGTTGATCGCAGTTATCTGCGAGAAAACGACCCGCGCATGCCGCTCCTTAACCCGGAGCGTTCAACGCGCACAACCTTTGGACGTGGTTGATCTACAATCAATCTGTTTAAACTTTTTGTGAGGTAATTCAAATGGCTTCTGGAACGAATGTTTCGGCCCCCTACGGGCTGAAGCCGATCAACTTGATCGGCGGACAGGTGTTCGCGGGTTCGACCCGTGCCCTGCCGGTTCAATATGGTTATGCCACGAACATCTTTTACGGCGATTTCGTGAAGGTGCTGCGTGGTTCTGTGACTCGCGCTGCTGTGTCCACGGGCACGGACTCGGCGCAGTTTGACGGTATCTTCTTGGGTTGCGCTTACACCGACCCTGTTACGAAGACCAAGCGGTTCTCGCAGTACTGGCCTGCTTCGACGCTGGCTGGCGATGCGATTGCCTATGTGGCTGATGATCCGGACACCGTATTCAAGGTCGCTGTCTGCTCGTCGGGAACCACGATGGCTTCGGGCGCTGTTGCTCTGATCGGCACTAACCTGTCGATGGTCAACAACACGGGCGACGTGAACACGGGTAACTCCAAGAACGCCGTTCTTGCTCCGACTGCCACTCCGGTCACCACGGTCCTCCCGGTCCGTTGCGTGGGCGTGGTGGAAGACACTGCCTTCAGTTATGCCGCCACGGGTTCGTCCACTGGTGCCAGCATCACCCTGACGGGTTCTGGTCTTCCGGCGGCGATTCCTGTGGGAACCAGCGTGGCTTACTACGCTTCGAATGGTCAGTTGATTGAGACTGGCTCGTTCGTTGATGTGGCTGCTGCGGCTGGTGCCACGACTGTAGAGTTGAATGCTGCGGTCGCGGTTCCCGGTGGTGTCACGGCGATTCCTTCTGCTTCGACGATTGTGTTTACGGTGTACCCGGAGGTTCTGGTCAAGGCCAATCTCCTCGTCCATGCGTACTACAGCAGCACGTCGGGACAGTAAGGTCACGGTTTAAGGAGATTTAGAAAATGGCTATTTCACGCGCACAAATGTTGAAGGAACTCCTGCCGGGGCTTAACGCGCTCTTCGGTTTGGAGTATGCCAAGTATGAGGACGAGCATACGCTCGTCTATGAGACTGAGACCTCGGAGAAGGCATTCGAAGAGGAAGTCAAGTTGTCCGGTTTTGGTACTGCCCCGGTTAAGGCCGAAGGCGCTGCCATTGCTTACGACAACGCTCAGGAGGCTTTCACCGCTCGTTACAACCACGAGACGATTGCCATGGGCTTTTCGATCACGGAAGAAGCCATGGAGGACAACCTCTATGACCAACTTTCGGCTCGTTACACCAAGGCTCTCGCCCGTGGTATGGCCAACACCAAGCAGGTGAAGGCAGCGGCCCTCTTGAACAATGGCTTCACGACCTTCCAGTCTGGCGACGGTGTGACCCTGTTCAGCACGGCTCACCCGCTCGTCTCTGGTGGCACGAATGCCAACCGCCCGACTGTCGGTGCCGACCTCAATGAGACCTCGCTTGAAGACGCGATCATTTCGATTGCGAACTTCGTTGACGAGCGTGGCCTCCTCATTGCGGCTCGTCCCCGTCGTCTCGTGGTGCCGTCGCAGTTGATGTTCGTTGCCGAGCGCCTCATGGAGACCACTCTCCGTACGGCGACTGCCGACAACGATATCAACGCGATCCGTAACATGGGCGCTATCCCGGAAGGCTATGCGGTCAACCATTATCTGACCGACACCAACGCCTTCTTCATCATCACCGACGTACCGAATGGCATGAAGCACTTCGTCCGTACGCCGATGACGACGAGCATGGATGGCGACTTCGATACGGGCAACGTCCGTTACAAGGCTCGCGAGCGTTATTCGTTCGGTGTCTCGGACCCGCTTGGCATCTATGGATCTCCGGGTTCGGCCTGATATATATTCAGGCTGTCCCTAGAGAGAGTCGGCTAGCACTGGGGGCTACGGGGGTAAAATCCTGTAGCCCCTTTTTTATTGACTGTTTAAATCTGTAGGCGTATACAGACAGAGTATTCGGGAAAAATCGTGTATCAGACAGGCCCGACTGACGACATGCAGACTGATACACACACTCGCATGTGAGGAATTGAAATGGCTCGTACTACTTTCTCCGGCCCGGTTAAGTCTGACAATGGCTTTGAGGGCAATGTCGTTGGTGATTTGGTTACTGCCACGACTCTCGTCATTGGAACCACGACGATCACCGCTGGCGTTGCTACCGGTTCGGTCTCGGCCCAAGTTGGCTATATCCCGGTCAAGATTGGATCGACCACGAAGTACATCGCGCTGTATTCCAGCCTGACTCCGTAAGATTTTTAAGGGGGGCGAAAGCCCCCTTAACCTAATGGAGATTCAGCATGCAATACGATGTATGGGCGGTCAGCCCGGATTCTAACGACGACTACTTCTTCGCCTCTGGTTCCGCCAGTGGAACCCTGAGCCTGTTGGCCAATGATGTTGGTTTAAACGGCACAGGCTACAAGGTCTCCATTACCTCCAGCGGTGTGGACTCCAACAAGACCTTCACCATTAGCGGTGTCGTGGTTGGCGCTGTGGGTTACGACGGTGTGGTCACCGAGTCAGTCACTGGCCCGAGTGCCGGTGTGGTGTACTCAACGAACTATTACACCCGAGTCAACTCTGTAGCGATTAGCGCCACCTCCACCGGCAATATCAAGATTGGATATGGTGGTGATCTAGCGTTCCCGCGAACCCGCATCAAGGGTGTGTATTTCGTCAGCAATGGCTCAAGCGGTTCGATTGTCTTTACCGCAAAGCCAAGCAATAAGGTGATCTTGAACTTGGCAGTTCCCAGCGGAACCTTGTCTCAGGACATCATGATTCCGCCAGAAGGTATCCTGACCACCAAGAGTGGTAATGGTGACTTCGCGGTGATGACCCTCACCAATCTGACCCATGCCACAGTTATCTGCGGGTAAGTCATGGCCAAAGATCCGGTCCTTAAACGTATCGGGGTTGCTGGCTACAACAAGCCTAAGCGCACCCCTAGTCATCCCACTAAGTCCCATGTGGTGGTGGCTAAGTCTGGCGATCAAGTAAAGACGATTCGCTTCGGACAACAAGGAGTCTCAGGTTCCCCGCGAAAATCCGGGGAATCTGAGTCCTACCGAAACCGACGTGAATCGTTTAAAGCCAGACACGCTAAGAACATTTCCAAAGGCAAGATGAGTGCAGCCTACTGGGCTGACAAGGTTAAGTGGTAACCGGCCATGGAAATGATGATTTGGAACATGATTCTGACCTTTATCGTGGCGATTCTAGGTTGGGTTGTGAAAGACAAGTTTGCGGAATTGCAACGCCTTGGCATTCTTCTCAACAGAACCCGAGAGGAAGTCGCAAGGGATCACATTACGAGAGCCGAGGTCCGAGCAGATTCTCAGATGCTGCTTGACCGACTGGATCGGCTGGAACAAAAGATTGATCGCATAGCAACCAACATGGCTACAGGTGATCGTCGTGGCTAAAGCCAAAAGCAAAGTAAACGCAGCCGGTAACTACACCAAGCCCGAGATGCGTAAAGCATTGTTCAACCAGATCAAGGGTGCTGCTGTGCAGGGAACCAAGGCTGGCCAATGGTCAGCCCGTAAGGCACAACTGCTTGCCAAGAAGTACAAGGAGAAGGGCGGTGGATACCGGGACTGATCTTGAGTTATTCAAGGCGCAGGTCCAAGCCGAACTAAATCGGCTTGAAGCCAAGTCGTCTGCCAAGGAAGTGGCCGGTAAAGCCATTGGTAAAGACGGACTCAAGTACATCACCGTCATTGTGGTGATCGGTGTTGCATCCAGTCTGGTGCTGGATTCAGACAAGATTGCTGCTGTCATGGGCCTTCTTGGCGCATCTCTGACGGCGCTTATCTCCATGCTCAATGGCATTGCTGGAGCCAGCGAGAAGGAAGAGAAGCCAGAGTTTGCCGTTATCAAGGAACTCATTGGCAAACTCGACAAGTTAGATCGTAAAGAGCAGCCCATGAAAGTGGATGTTGAGAACGGCCATGTCACTGTCACCAAGGGCGACGATGTCGTTAAGGCCAGTCGATGAAGTCACCGCAGCAATCCTTGAAGGCTTGGACTGCTCAGAAATGGAGAACCAAAAGTGGTAAACGATCTTCTGACACGGGCGAAAGATATCTTCCAGAGGCTGCGATCAAGGCTCTTTCCCCAGCCGAGTACGCCAGAACCACCGCTGCCAAGCGAAAAGGTAAAGCGCAAGGAAAGCAGTTTGTACAGCAACCCAAAGGCATTGCTGAAAAAACGCGCAGTTTCCGCCAAAAAGGCAAGGGCTAAGGAGAAGAAGTAATGGCGATTTCAAGAGCAAACATGAGCCAGCAGATTGAGAAGCCGGGCAAGGTTCGCAAGGTGATGCGCGAGTTCAAAGAAGGAACTCTGCATTCCGGTAAGAAAGGGCCTGTGGTGAAGAACCGCAAGCAGGCTGTGGCTATTGCTCTCTCCGAGGCTGGCATGAGCAAGCCTGAGAAGAAAGCAGTGGGTGGTCGTATTGATGGCTGCGCTATGCGCGGCCTTACGAGGGGATAATCATGATGAAAGGAATGGGATTGCTCTCTTCCCTCATGGGAAGAAAGATGGGCAAGATGAACGGCAAAGACTCCAGTGTCTCCATCACTATTGAAAAGGAGATGGATGAGTCTGATGACATGATGGGGGGCGGTATGACCAAGTACGCAGAAGGCGGCAGCCTTAAGATGGTAGATAAGGGCGGCCAGAAAGTTCCGTTCTTTGCTGCCGATGGGAAAGGTAAAATGATGGCCGGTGGCCCAGTCAAGTACGCCAAGGGCGGACGCATTGACGGCTGCGCTATCAAGGGCAAGACCAAGGGCACCTACCGGTAATGGCTACCAGCGGCACAGCGACGTTTAACCCAGACTTCGCCGAGATCGTCGAAGAGGCGTACGAGCGTGCCGGTCTGGAATTGCGAACAGGTTATGACCTGAGAACTGCCCGTCGATCCATGAACTTCATGGCTCAGGAATGGCAGAACCGGGGTATTAACCTTTGGACCGTTGAGACGGGAACCCAATCTTTGACTCCGGGCGTGTACACCTATACGATGCCCTCTGACACCATCGACCTGATTGAGCATCAGTTGCGTATCTATGATGGCAACACCACTCAGCAGGCCGACTACAGCATGGCTCGTATTTCGGTCTCCGACTACGCCATGCTCAACAACAAGTTGACCCAAGGCCGTCCGCTTCAGATCTATGTGGATCGTCAGCGAGATGCACCGATTGTCTACTTGTGGCCGGTTCCCGATAACGTCCAGCAGTACACGCTGGCCTATTGGTACATCAGGCGTATTCAGGACGTGGGTGCTGGTGGAACCAATACCATGGATGTGCCAGCCCGATTCCTGCCTTGCTTAGTGGCAGGATTGGCCTACTACATTGCCATGAAGAAGCCTGAGGCAGCGGATCGTATTCCGTTACTCAAGTCTGAATACGAAGCGCAGTTTGAGTTGGCGGCAGGTGAAGACCGTGACAAGGCTGCTTCACGGTTCCTTCCGTACATCTCTAGCGTCACCGGAGGAGGATAACGGTGGCTCAGCCTTTTGCATCTGGCAAACATGCGATTGGCTTCTGTGACATGTGCGGTTTTCAGTTTAAACTGCACCAGTTAAGGAAGGAAATCTACGATCAGATTTGGACTGGAAATCTGGTCTGTGATGAATGTTTGGACGTGGATCAACCCCAACTTCAGTTGGGCAAGATTCCGATGGATGATCCTCAGGCTTTGCAGAATGCAAGACCTGACCAGTCATTGATTGAAAGCCGGGACATCCAGTGGGGATGGAATCCGGTTGGCGGAGCGCAGGCGTATGATGACCCACTAACCCCCAACCTCTTGGTTGCGGCTGGGGCTGTGGGAACCGTGACGGTCGCTACGAGTTAGTTTAAACATGAATTACTCACAACTCTCTACGCTCATTCAGGAATACTGCCAATCGACGGAAACGTCGTTCGTGGCCAATATCCCGAACTTCGTCCAGTTGGCCGAAGAGCGGATCTATAACTCGGTCCAGATCCCGGCCCTCCGCAAGACTTCCACTGCTTCAGCGGTGATCGGCAACCAGTACATGTCGCTGCCATCAGATTGGCTGGCGACATTTTCGTTGGCGGCTATTCACCCGGTGACCAACGTCTATACGTTCCTGTTGAACAAAGACGTGAACTTCATGCGGGAATGTTTCACTACCGCAACGACCTCGGGTGCGCCTGCGTATTACGCTGTTTGGGACAACGACACTATGTTGTTGGGTCCAACCCCAAACCTCGCGTACACCTTGGAACTGAATTACTACTACTACCCGGTGTCCATCGCGGATGCGGGAACCTCGTGGCTCGGCACTAACTTTGAGACGGTTCTTCTCTACGGATCACTCCGTGAGGCTTACACCTATCTCAAGGGTGAGCAGGACATGGTCGCTGCCTACGAGCAGAAGTATCAAGAAGCACTGGCTCAGATTGATCGCCTTGGCGATGGTCTGGATCGTCAGGATGCATATCGTTCAGGTCAGGTCAGACTTCCGGTGAGGACATGAGTTTTACCGCCACATCAGAATTAGGGCAGGTGTTTGTTCAGACGACTGATCATCGTGGACACACCGTGGAAGAGATTGCAGAACGTGCGGCTAACCGCATCCTCAGTGTTGACTCCAAGGAAGCACTGCAGCATTGGCTAGTGAAATATCTCACCGAGGCTCAAAAGGCTGAACGTGAGTCGATCTGTAAGAAACTGAATCAAAAAGGCTATGCGGAAATCGCACACTTAATTGGAGACCTCTAATGGCTATATCTCAAGCAATGGTGACTTCGTTCAAGGTAGAAATCCTTGACGGTATTCACGCTTTCGGTTCTGCTGTCATTCGCGCCTCTGCCGCTCCTGACGTATTTAAACTGGCTCTCTATACGTCATCGGCTACGCTCGGCGCTGCGACCACGGCTTACACCACCTCGGATGAAGTCTCGTCCTCTGGTACGAACTACACCGCTGGCGGTTTGACGCTGACGATCTCGCAGGTTCCGACATCGACTGGCACGACGGCGTTCTTGGACTTCGACGATCTGACGTTCCCATCAGCAACGCTGACGGCTCGTGGCGCTTTGATCTACAACGCGACCCAGAGCAACAAGGCGGTGGCAGTTCTGGACTTCGGTTCGGATAAGACTTCGACCGCTGGTAACTTTACGATCCAGTTCCCGACACCCAACTCTACGTCCGCGATCCTCCGTATTGCCTAAGAGGGTGTTTAAATGGCCCTCGTACTTGCTGATCGCGTCCTAGAAACCACTACCACCACAGGTAGTGGAACCATTTCGCTTGCCGGTGCGAGTGTCGGATATCAAGGCTTTTCAACTGGCGTTGGTAACGGAAACCAAACCTATTACACCATAGCCCTTGAAGGTGGCTCGGAATGGGAAGTGGGTATTGGAACCTACACCTCCGTAAGTGATTTGCTGTCTCGTGATACGGTCTTAGCCTCTAGTGCAAGCGGAGCGAAGGTCACTTTCTCCGCAGGCGTTAAACAGGTCTTTGTTACTTACCCTGCTGGCAAGTCTGTCTTCTTTACGCAGTCAGGTACGATCAGTGCTTCATCTGGCAGGATTACAAACGTCGCTGCACCTGAAGCGGCTACTGATGCGGCAAATAGAGAATATGTAGATAACTTAGCCGCCGCTGCGATCCACGTTCACACTAATGTTGTCTTGGCGACTCCAGCCAGTACTGGACGAACGGATACTTACAACAACGGCACGGCGGGTGTCAGTGCAACTCTGACGGCTACGGCCAACGGAACTTTGGTCATTGACAGCACGGTGGCTCAAGCCGCGCAGCGTGTTTTGATCAAGGACTGCACGAACCAAATTGGTAACGGCATCTACGTTGTTACGACGGTAGGCAATGGGTCTACCCAGTACGTCATGACCCGTTCCGATGACGCTGACACTTACGGTGAAGGTGGATCTAACTCGCTTGACGAAGGTAGTTATTTCTTCGTTTCAGGCGGTACGTCTCAGAAGGGCGCTGCTTACGTCTGTAATACGCCGGGAATTATTGTCTTCGGCTCAACCAATATTACCTTTGCCGAGTTTAGTCAATCTCAGGTGTATCAGGCTGGAACCGGGATTGATATCACCAACACCACAATCTCATTGCAGACTCCGGTTGCAGTGGCAAATGGTGGTACGGGAACTGGGTCAACGCCTACCGACGGTCAGTTACTGACCGGCAATGGATCAGGTTTTAGTTTAAACACTCTTAAGTCTGGCACCGGAATCAGCGTTGCTAATGCGCCGGGTTCAATCACGATATCGGCAACCAGCGTTACTGGCCCGATTTTAGAATCAGAAATCACGATTGACGAAAACTACACCATCAGCACTGGCAAGAATGGTTTGAGTGTTGGACCTGTCACTATTGCGTCGGGTTACAACGTCACGGTTCCAGCAGGACAGACTTGGGTAGTTTTGAATCAAGCGTCTGGCAGCGGTGCCGGTACGATAGCAACGGTTGGAAAGGCAATCGCAATGTCGATTGTGTTCGGAGGTTGATGAGATGGCGAATCCAAATATTGTCAGCGTTTCCGCAATCTACGGGAACAATTCACTGACATCACTATCTACCACGAACGCAACGGCTATCGTGAACAACGCTGCATCTAGCGGCAAGGTCTTCAAGATCAATAGCATCATTGTGGCGAACGTGGATGGTACAAGCGCGGCAGATATTTCGATCAATGTCTACAGTCAGGATGACCTAGGCGGCACGGCTTACGCGCTGGCTTCTACAGTGTCGGTTCCTGCTGATGCGACGTTGGTAGTAATCGACAAGAACACTTCGATCTACTTGAAGGAAGATCAATCTATTGGTGCGACGGCTGCGACGGCCAGCGATCTTGTTGTCATCGCTTCTTGGGAAGAGATCAACTAATGACCCTGCGATATACAGGCGGAGTCATACGAGCGGCTGCGCCTACAGTTAATTCTACTTCTGCGAAGGGAGTTTGGTTAATGAGCCAAGTTCTTCCCTATCGTGCCGCTAATACTTGGCCCGGTCAGCCAGCGCCTATTATTCAAACCTTCCTTGCTTCCGGTACTTGGACGGCTCCGAGTGGTGTAAGTGAGGTTGAATACCTTGTGGTCGCGGGTGGAGGTGGCGGTGGAGGTAATGCTGCTGGCGGTGGCGGTGCAGGTGGGTTCCGTACTGGCACAGGTTTATCTGTAACCGCCGGAACTGACTACACAATCACGGTAGGTGGAGGCGGCACCGCTGGGCAAGGAGGAAATCCGGGATCAAATTCTGGTGGAAAAGGGAATGATTCGATATTTAGCACCATTACATCTACTGGCGGCGGACTAGGTGGTGGCGGACCCGGCCCATCATTAGCCGCTGGCGGCTCAGGCGGTTCAGGCGGCGGTGGGCAAGTTGGCGCATTAGGCGGAAGTGGAAACACTCCAAGTACTTCTCCGTCTCAAGGAAATAACGGCGGCGCTGGATTAACTCCTGCCAATCCATTCAATGGTGGAGGTGGTGGTGGAGCAAGTGCTGTCGGAGCGACTGCTCTTTCTGGCGGTGGCGGCAATGGTGGCGCAGGCACGGCCTCTAGTATTTCTGGCTCATCAGTAACCTATGCAGGTGGCGGCGGTGGCGGTGCAGATCAGTCACCCAAAACTATAGGAACTGGCGGGGCAGGTGGGGGCGGTAATGGTGGTCAAGGATCAGCAAGTGTTCCCGGTGGCGCTGGTGTTGCAGGTACTACTAATACTGGCGGTGGCGGGGGCGGAGGCGGTTCAAATTTTGGTTTTGGCGGCGCAGGCGGCTCCGGTATTGTTGTTCTTAAATATAATGCGCTAACAACATCAGTATTTATTTTTAAATCTACTGCCAAATGGGTAGCCCCAACCGGTGCTGTCAGCGTTGATTACCTCGTTGTTGCTGGCGGTGGCGGGGGTGGTGGCGGCAACGCTTCGTACAACGGTGGTGGTGCGGGCGCTGGCGGGTTCCGTACTGGAACAGCATTAAGTATTACAGCCGGAACTGAATACACTATTACAGTAGGGTCAGGTGGTGCAGCAAACGCTAACGGATCAGACTCTGTATTTAGCACCATCACTTCAACCGGCGGGGGCAAAGGCGGTCAGAGTAATACCGTTGGTGCTGGAACCGGTGGCTCTGGTGGTGGCGGCGCATCGACGCAACCGGGTGCTAATGGTAACACCCCGTCAACTTCTCCATCTCAAGGCAATAACGGCGGTTTAGGTCAAAGTGTAGGCCCCTTTGCTGCTGGTGGCGGCGGTGGCGCTTCGGAGGCCGGAAACACAGACGGAAACGGTTACGGTGGTGACGGTACTGCGTCATCTATTTCTGGTGGCAGTGTGTTTTACGCTGGTGGCGGTGCTGGTTCGTCTAACGCTCCCGGCAGCAATTTGCCCGGTGGTGATGGCGGTGGCGGTGCCGGTGGTTATGGCTCTGGTACAACTACTGGAACGGCTGGCACAGCAAATACCGGAGGTGGAGGTGGTGGCGCTAATGGTGCGGCTGCTGCTGGCGCTGGCGGTTCCGGTATCGTGATCCTAAAAGTAAACTATTAAAGGTTTGAGGTTTTGAAATGGCTAACGTAATCAATGCCCAAAACGGGATCGTATCGACCGCAGATTCAACGTCTGAGTTAAACATTCAGACAGGCGGTGCAACGGCCATTTCAATCGGGTCGGGTCAGTCTGTTGTCATCTCTAACTTATCTGACTCGGTTGGCAACCTTCGCAACATTCCATCAGCCGGTGCAGCCAAAACTTCTGCATATACCCTCACCATCTCTGATATCGGTGAGTTCGTTACGGTTGGAACCAGCGGCAGTATCACGGTCGTCAATGATGTGTTTAGTGCAGGCAACGCTGTCTCTATCTACAACAACACATCTGGCAACGTCACACTGACCATGAGCATCACGACGGCTTACATTGCGGGAACCGATTCCGATAAAGCCACGATGACTCTGGCAACTCGGGGTCTGGCGACACTGCTATTCTTGTCTGCTTCAGCCGTGGTTGTTACGGGGAACGTCACCTAATGTCCGGCATCATGATGCTTTTGCTGGCGCGTGTCGTCGGCACTAGATATGTTGAAGTCAAAACCTTCACGACTTCAGGCTCGTGGGTGGCTCCTACTGGCGTGAGTGAAGTTGAATACCTTGTTGTTGCTGGTGGTGGCGGTGGTGGAAATAACGGCGGCGGCGGCGGTGCCGGTGGGTTCCGAACTGGTACTGGGTTTAGCGTAAGTGCCGGTACGTCTTACACCATTACGGTTGGCGGCGGTGGCGCTGCTGGCAGTACAGGCGCACCAACTTACGCATCAGGCGCTCAAGGATCAAACTCTGTATTTTCTACAATTACCGCAGATGGCGGCGGGTCTGGTGGCGGCGCTCCTTCTAATGGCGGCAATGGTGGCTCTGGTGGTGGAGGTGGATGGGGAATAGGAAATACCACTGGGGGATCAGGCAATACTCCTAGCACATCACCATCGCAAGGTAACAATGGCGGAAACGGAACTGTTTCAGGAAATAATGGCGGCGGAGGCGGTGGTGGGGCTAATGCCGTTGGTGGTAACGGTTCTGGCAACGCTCCTGTTAGCCAAGTTGGTGGCAATGGTGGTGCTGGCACAGCATCATCAATTTCTGGCGGCTCCGTAACTTACGCGGGCGGTGGCGGTGGCGGTGGGTACGTTACTGGAGGAACAGGTGGTTCTGGCGGTGGCGGTAACGGCGGCACAAATGGAAATATAGGTGCTTCTGGAACTGCAAATACTGGCGGTGGCGCAGGCGGTGGTGGCGGCGGCGGCAATGCAGGCGGCGCGGGCGGCTCCGGCATCGTCATTCTTCGCTACGCAGTACCTGTTCAGACCGTAGTTCAGTCCTTCA